CCGTCTTGTGGTATTGATATGATAAGCTTCCCACCTGGTTTAATAACTTCATATAATGATTTAATAGCCAAGTCATCTGACTCTACATGCTCTATAACCTCAAAGCAGGTAGCAACATCGAACTCAACTTTCTTGCTATCAGGCCATACGTGTGAATATAATGCTTGTACATCAGCAACATCATATGAAGCATAATTACCGTACCATTGTTTTGCGAAATTAATAGAATCTTGTGAATAATCAAATGCATATACTTTTTGGCAAGCAGGAGCTAATAGCTTACATCCATAACCAATGCCACAACCTGCATCCAATACAGTATCGCTTTTATTGATGTATTTAATAGCCCATGAATATCGCTCTCTATGATATTCGTCTACTCCATTGAGGTTTCTATGTACTTGTCTGACACCGCATTTCAGAGCCTTATCGTCTTCTATGCCGTAATCTTCACTCATTGTTATTCTCCCAAAGCCTTTAATATAAATTCTTTTAGACCATCATCACCTATAGTGAGCTGATGTTCCATTATTCTCTCTAGCATCTTGGTCTGTGCATTTGAATATAAACTACATTCTGTCTGTAGTTCTGTAGTAACATCTTTAGTAAAATCAGGGTCCATGCAATATACTGCTCCTGGATGTCGATAAATCGCCTCACCATACACCAGGAGAGGTTTCTTTGCTTGAAGAGTCTGTATCCCTACCCCTGAGTTAATTGTTGCCACACACGATGACTGGGACAGGCTGAGCGATAAATCCTTGTTGCCATCTATAGTCATATTGTCAGCATTAACTATTACATCAAGATACTCTTGTATTTCTAGGACTGGCGATCTAGGATGCAGTCTAATTACCATATCTAATTCAGAGTTATCCCTTAAATGCTCAAGATATTCTCTCATACAAGAGAAGAAAGGACTATGCATCCGTATTTGACTATCATTATCCCTTTGGCATATAACCAACATGCGTCCATCAGTGACCTTAACATGTCTACCTTTTCTAAAAGTTAGCTCTTCTTTACACCAACTAGCATTCGCATTAACTCCCTCCATATCCATTTGTACCGTAGAAGTCTGAGGTAACCAACCATGCTCAACGAATATAACCCTATCGCCTCTCTCTAATATTGTCTTAGCAAGTTCTCTATGAGCTAAAGATGTACCGTTCCAGAAGAATGTTACATCAGCAACATGAGGAGGTTCAATCTTAGACCAAGCCCATATCTTTACTTTGTAGTCTTTTAATGCATCTGAAATAGCATCCATTGTTGGTCTTACGAGTGCATGATTAACTTTGCATACTGTTACTGTCTCCATTGGAGAACTGGGTACATCCTTAAAGTTACTAGTAATAAGATTTGTATAGCAGTCATCATATTCTTTAACCATCTTATCGCAATCAAAGTAGTTTACTTTATCTTTGTGGTGTAATTCTTTATATTGCAAAAATTTAGTAATAGCAGCAATCATCTCAATCTTATTATTAACTATAGTTACAGGTAATCCCTCTTCTTTCCAATATTTAAGCATGCCAACGTCGTAGCCTATGATGGGTATACCGCAGGCCAATGCTTCGGCAGCACAGTTGGGACCGCCTTCTTTAGAACTAGTGACTAGAACCAAGTCCATACCTGCAAGCCAACGCTCTGGATGCATAGACATAGAAGTTGCTGCTATCTCCCCATTCATTATCTTACCGAACATCTCAGCCTCATCGTCAGTTGATTGTCCACCTACCCAAATGAAGTTTACTCCTGGATGGTCCTCTCTAATTTTTGCGGCAATAATAGAAAAATGGTTTATCTGCTTCTCTTTTGAACATCTACCCAGAATGCCTATGTTAGCACGAACTGAATCCATTGGCTTGAACTTAGAAGATGGACTATATGGTAAGAATTTAATAGGGAAGTGAATTTTATCGGCCAACTCCTTAGTAACGAAAGAGTCAGTAACAACTATACCCTTCTGTTCTTTACCGATATGATTGGGCTTACCAAATCCTTGATAATTATAGACATGAGATAATACAGGTACTTTGGTTGACTTCATCTGCTCTCGTTCAAGGTGACCAGATAGAGATGAATGTATTACAGCAGCACCTATATTCTTAGCATAATTGGCTGCTTGTATAGCTAGTTTATCAGCAGTACAATCAAATGATGTGTACTTCTCAAATATTCTCATATCAGGGTGCTTCTTATCTATAGATGCACCACATGCAAAGAACCTATACTTATGGCTAAGGTCTCTTACAATACTTTCAAATATAGTTGGAGTGCCACCATATTGAATACGCCTATAGACCATTAAGATAATAGGTCTTTTGTCTACTACTGGCTCTGGCTCTGGCTCTGGCTCTGGCTCTGGCTCTGGCTCTACTACAGGCTCTCTTTCAGCATATCCTACTGGGTCATATCCTTTTGGAACCTCTACTATAACCTCTTCTTCTACTAACTCATCCTCTACAACTACTATATCTGGTAGCTGCTTCCAGCCAGTACGAAGCATACGCTTCATCTCTCTTTTATCCATCCTACTTGAAATATCAACTTCAATTATTTTATTGTCTTTCTCTAATCTCATTATTTCTGCCCACCTACAGATTCTCTATCAATGTCTTTATCATTTAGGCTTTCAAGGTAATATATCTCAAATGCTACTGTATCTTTAAGGGCTTCAAATTGATGATGTTCACCTGGCTTAACCTTCGTTTGGTCGCCAGCTTCTAGTATTGTCTCATCAATTAACTCATATTCATTCTTCCAAACTTTTATCTTCAACAAGCCAGATTCACAATAGAACATATTGGTCTTGAAATTATGTTTATGCTTAGAGCAGTATCCACCCTTCTTAATAAATATACGATGAAAACCAAAGCCGTCATTATTAATGATTTCCATGGTATTTCCCCACACTTTTCCAGTTATGTCACCCATGTTGCTCTCCTATTCTCTATTAAGTTGTTATACATTGTTTACAGTATCTTCTACAGCACCTTCTATATCATCTTTATCTGTAGAACCATCTGTTTCAGCCACTAATTCTTTAGGCTTTACAAATGTTGCCTTCTGAATCTGCTCCCAAGCTTCCATATAGTTTAAGTCATCATCTTTAGCTAAAGCATCTAAAATCTTAGTAACAACTATCTTAGCTAGGTCTGGTGAAGCCTCTGCAATCTGACCTGCACCAATCTCGAAGAATGCTTTAGCCTGTTCGATGATAGCATTCACAGATTGGGTAATGAATTTAGTATTATATTCCACATTATACTGTAATTCTTCTTTGGTAATACTTCTACCAACCATTCTACTGACTGCCAATCTCATAACTTCTTCTTCGGTGGCTTCCAATTGTTCGGAGGTAGAACGCATCTCATTCTCTAAGTCCGTCCTTTCTAAACTTACCTGCACACCACTAGCTGCTCTTGCCTCAAGGTCACCTGTGCCACCGGTTAATTTACCAAGCCTTAAAATTTCGCCAATAAGAAGATTAATCCATTCTCTTTTCTCTACAACTGGGGCTACATTCTTGCCCATTTCTTCTACAGTAGAACCTTCAGGCAAGGTCCAAACAATACCTGGGGTTATCTCACCTGGTGCATCATCAGCATCTATGCCAGTAATCGCCATGAATGCTACAGAGATATATAGGTCAAGCTGAGCCTGAGATGTTAAGTTAAGAATATAACGTGCAATAGGACTAATTCTTGTCAATAATGATATTGGCATAAGAGGGAAGTCACTACGACTAGAAGTCTCAAAATACATAGGTACAACTGGCACTTCATTAATACCAATATTACCAGAGGTTACATAAGTACTTGATGTTTTATCGGAGTTTTCTACTTGCGAATATAATCTCCACTCATTCTTATTGAATGTAATATACTGCTGATATTGCTCATCACTTAACAACTCATCAGTTGAAGGAGACATCCCAAGGTCATATCTAACCCATAGATAGTTATTACCATGGTCAACAGACCAGTCTACTCTTTCCAATGGGCTAAACATACCTAGATATGGACGAATGCCAAGCTCACGCTCTTGAGCAAGGTTCTCTGGCTGTATGTCGCTAGAACGCTTGTCAACAACTATATCAATGCCATTGACGTAGTAGCTCCTTAGAGCCTTCTTCATAAACTTATTAATATCTGAGCCACCACCATCTACATCCTGAAGAAACTCTTCAATAAATGTAGCATATGGAGAGTCTTCATAACTACGTACAGGAGCAGTCCTAAAGATATTATCAACTCTAAGGTTAATAAGGTCTGCTGCGAAATCCAAGGCTATGCTATTATTTTTTCGCCAAGTATATTGACTTGCTGCTTCTGTTGCTTTACCACCGAATACATCCAAATAACTACCACCTTGTAGAATATTAAGATACATCTCAGCAAAGTCCATGTTCATCTGCCATGACGCTGCAAAGTCATCATACAGAGTATTAGTCGTTGAAGGGTTGAAGTCTGTCTGCTCACCAATGTCTACCATTTAATTACTCCTAGTGTGCGGATAGTCTACTGACTACCACGCCTTGTTGTCTTTTAATATTAACTATTAGATATCTCAGGGAATCCGTTATGTGGTCAGCGTCTTGAGGTTTCACTGGGTCGTCAATATAGATGTCATTTACCTTTCTATTGATATAAGACTGCATATCATTTACAAACGTCTGATTGTTCTCTGTCCTCAAATAATGTAACTTAGCTGGTCCTGTTGCTGGTTGCAGCATAGCTCTCACCATTTGAATACCATTCTGAACATTACGAAGCCTATCCGATAGGGTATATCTACACTTGATACCATACTCACCTATCTCTTGGATACTACTCTTGCCTGTTTGGTCGTTCTTGTTACGGCCAGCAGGGTCAACAAATGTATCTTTAACGTGTTTAATTTTATGGGCATTAATAAATTTCGCATGCTGTTTCACTGTACCTGACTGAGCTTTATAGGTATCAAGGACATATAGATTCTCTAACTTGTCCATACCAACCCATAAGCATACAAAGTCCCTATAGCCCCAGTCAATGCATCTGTAGTAAGTAAGATAGTCTGGAACTTTATCAGTTCCATGTATAACAGCATCGAACATCGGATAGACAAGTCCTTCAACCACTGGACGCTTACATTCATATTCTGCCTCCCAATTCTGTAACCCAACCTTCTGATATACCTTAATAACATCATCAATTTGATATAATCCGCACTTATGAGTAGATGCTATGCCTATATTAGAATCAGGTTTTGTCTCTTGCATCTTACCCACACATACGTTCTTAAGAGGACAAGACAAACATCCAACTCCATTCTCATGACGTTCTTCTGGGCATCCTGCTATGATATCAAATACATTCCACTTATGTACTGATACACCATTAGTAGCTGATTCATTGACTAATTTAGCCATTAAGCCATTAGGTCTATGCCAAGTACTCATATATCTAGTACAAGCAGGTAAGTTGGGTCTGGATGCCATCATACCAGCAGCAGAGGCATCTATGTCTGGGTGTATCTCATCTAGCTCATCTTCATATAATCTCTGAATCTTTGGGCCTCTAACTCTTTTCTCACTTGCCGCAAGAATTTCTATCTTCCCACCTTTAACAATAGTCTCACCCTTCTTGACATCTGACTCTAGCCTATTCTTGAGTAATGGGATGTTATAACACCAATTAGCCCAATATTGATAGAGGTTCTTGGCTTGGTCTTCTGAGCCAGATAATACCCTAGCTTGTAGGTTATCGGTAAACATGTACTCCATAGCTGCCAATATACTAGCAACTAGAGTTTTACCACCTGACCTGCATGACCAAGCAGCAATGTCTCTATTCGGATTGTTGAACGCTTCAGTGAGAAACAGTAGCGGACTACTGTGGCTTGGGCTTTCTATGGCGTAGGGAAGCTTTACGCCGAATTGCTGAAAGACGAATAGCCAAATCTCCTGAGACGTTACTGGTCTTTTCATTATCTTTATTACACTCGTTTGTTTGAGGCTCTATCTCTAACTGTTCTTTAGGATCGTGCATTAGTGTACATGTCCTGAATTATTAGCTCTTTAGTGTTTCTAATATTTCTGCCAAAATCTCAGTACTTGGATTACTTTCTGTCTTTAAAACAACCAACTGGTTCTTATCTATCTCTATTGTTGCTTTTAGACAATTAACAGGCACTAAGCCCTTAGCCTTAAGAGCCTTTAATACTACAGATGATACTACTGGCATATCTTTTATATTATTAGTGTACATGTCCTTTAATTTTTGGCGAATAAGACAAATGCCGTTGTTTGGACATTCTTTAGCTATATCCTTACTATGTAGGCAACTATAACATACTGCATTCTTCATCATTGTTATCTTCATGCCGTTTCTATCTCCATTACTCATTGTTATTACTCCTTATCTCTTACAACCCTTATCTTTCCATCACTATCTCTCTTAACCTTTATGTGTAACTTACGACCATTATCTTTCCACCAATCTGCAGGATCATACTCTACAAACTCTACCTTAATTGATCTCTTATTCATTGTTTTTTCTCCTTTAGTTGTTTGTTACTAACCAATGTACTCTTTATCGTTGATAATCACCTTATTGTTTATAATTCTCGCCAAATACATACTGAAGTTGCCATTTTTCTTAACATAACCAAATCCAAAGCCTAATCCCCACCTGGTTGGGCCATTAGTGGTTATATACGGTAGCCTTAGTTTGCATAAGCATCCCGTATTAAATCCAGTCGAATGGTTTGTCGCAGTAGTCTTAGCTT